GTTTTAAACAAAGAAATGGATATCAAGCACGTCCAAGGTGATGAGCACGATACTGAAAAGCTCAAAAAGTGCTATGAATATCTGTATAGCATACGTGATCAATATGCTTATAAAAACATCGAAAAAATGAAACCTTTGCTAAAAATGGTTGATAATGAAAACGAGGGCTCTGATAACTACAAAAAAGCTCAAGATCAATTTTTCGAACTCAGGAAAGCAAAATGACTATTTTTCGAACTGACGCATTCCGAACAAGCATAATGAATGCGCAAAATACAGCGATTGGAACAAGCTGCCTGATCCAAGCCAGAACTGGCGCGCCTGCTGGCAGCGGCGGACAGGGCACACTGATTGCTCAGTTGACAGGTAATGCTTCTGCATTCGGCGTAGTAAGCAACGGTGTTTTAACGTCAAACGCAATCACGCAAGATTCATCGGCTGACGCTACCGGCACAGTTGCACACTATGAGCTGTTAACCTCGGGCGCCGTATTTTTGGAGTCTGGAATACTTAACGAAGCAGGCACTGATGGATTGAGCATCGACAATGCAGATGTTAATGCTGGCCAGGTCGTGCAATTCAATGGCAACTGGGTACGTACAGCAGCTTATGACGACGGTGTCTAATGACTGCTGTATCGGTAGATTTAGGATCTGGCACAACAGTCGGTACATCCGCGTCTATAGGCGTTGATCCGCATGTTAACTGGCAACAGGAGTTTGGGTTTCCTAACTTCACGAGCACCAATCTGGAAGATGACTCGACTGCGGCTACTACGCTCGATCTTGAGTTAGCGGGTGCTGCTGGTAACCTGGATACACGCGCGAGTGGCTCGGGTGATCTGTTTAACATGTTCACGCGCGGTGCTGGCTGTCGAATAGAGCTTGAGGACACGGTATTTCAGATCGACCAGATACCGTATACGACATACAACGTTTATCTGTATTTTTGCGAGAGTAGCAGCTCTACAAGCGGGCCGGTTTATGAAATCACTGACGGCACTACAGCGTATTATTACGAGACACAGGGCAGTGACAATTTTGATTCTGGCACGTTAACCAGGGTTACATCTGAGTCATCGGGAACGCCAGACGCAACTGGCAATTACATACTCTTTGAAGGGCTGTCATCCAGCTCGCTAACCATTACATGTAATGGCGACAGTGGTAATGCTAATGATCTCGCTTTTGTTGGTCTGCAGATCGTTGAGGATGCGGGCGGCGGCGCGATCAGTATCAGCGGCAGCCAGGACGAGGCAGGCGACACTGAATCTGCATCTGTTCAGAGCGTTGTGCGGTTGTCTGCCAGCCAGGCGGAGTTAGGAGACCAGCAAACCGGCAGTATCCAGTCAGTAGTCGGTATCGGCGCTAGCCAGGCGGAATCCGGTGACACACAAACCGGCAGTATTGAGTCAGTAGTCAGTATCAGTGCCAGCCAGGTCGAATCCGGAGACCTGCAAACCGGTGCTATCATATCGCTAGTGCAGTTGTCTGCAAGCCAGACTGAGTCAGGTGATACACAAAGCGGATCTGTAGCGTTACTGTTGCAAATCAGCGCAAGCCAGACAGAAGTGGATGACACACAGTCAGGATCAATAGTTACCGAAGCGGGTCAGGATATTGATAGCCCGGTGAGTCTGTTATCAAAAACTGCTGTCATCACTCTTGAGTCAAACACACAGCGGATCACAATAACATGACTGTCGAAATAGTTTACAACGATAGGGACAACGAAAATATAGTCACATTTTCGGATCAAAACGGAGCAATTGACTTTACCGGTTATACCCGAATGCTGGTTAGATTCGACGGCAGTTCTGTCGAAGCCGACACAGATGTCACCGCGTCACTTATCACCGGTGATAGCAGCGGCAATGTGACCTTTGATTTTGGTGCGCTGGGTGTCGATGCTGGCGAGTATCCATGCTCATTTATTGTGTTTGATGGCTCTCATCCTAACGGACAAGTTCTTGTTCACGCTGACGAAAACTCACTCTCTTTTAAATTTATAGATCCTTTGCCATGAGCGAAAACAACTTAAACAAAGAAGAAAAAGCACAATTAAATAGGCTGCACACCATGGCCGAAGAGTTAATGAATAACTCTTATTCGCCGGGTAATAACAGAGATATCCGGCGAGCCATGAGCATGCTGATGTCAGGCACTTATGATTCAGCAGATACGCTGCACAACATTTATTTAGACTTCGGATATCCGTTAGAGCTGAAATTTTATCACTTTTGGAACATGTATCGCCGATTCGGTATTGCTCGTAACGTTGTCGATTTGCCTGTAGATACCTGCTGGACGAAACAGCCTATTGTTATCGGATCTGATCAATTTAATCGCGAATTTGAGCGCTTTGCAAAGCGTACAAAACTCTGGGTAAGGGCCAAAGGCCTGGATAGGCGCCAAAGATTAGGCCGCTATGCCGGTATGTTTATGCGAGTCAGGGACGGGAAAATGCCAAGCGAGAAACTAGAAGAAGGATCGTTAAACGGTGAATCTATGATAATGGGCATGATGCCGCTCTATGAGTCGCAACTCGAAGTTATCGAGTCTGACACTGATCCGATGTCAGAAAATTATGGCAATCCTACTATTTTGCAGTATCGCCAGGGTGCTGTCGGATCAAGAAACGAGGAAGCGCAAAATTCGATTAACATACATGCAAGCCGGATAGTATTTAACTCCGAGTATGCTGACGACGGCTGGATTTACGGGATACCGGTGCTGGAACCGGTTTATAACTCGCTCATGGACCTCAGAAAAATCATAGGCTCAGGTGGCGAAGGCTTTTATAAAAACGCTGCACAAGCAACCGTGTTTGATCTAAAAGATACTGGCAACGCAGCTATGTACGAAGAAAAGCTAAAAAGATTCAATGATGAATATGACGATTTTATTAAAAACCGTTCTCGCAGAGGCTTATGGACGCCGGGCATGGAAGCAAAAACGTTGCAGTCTGATCTGGCATCACCTAAAGAACACTTTGAAGCAGCTCTGGCTGATGTTGCTGCCGGTGGCAAAATTGCAGCAACTATTCTAATCGGCAAACAAACCGGCAGGCTGGCATCAACCGAAGATAGTCGGCAATTTTTGTCTGTATGTCAGTCAAGAAACGAAAATCATACTGTTGATTTGATAATGTCTATTCTTGATTGGTGCATGCTATACGGGGCTCTACCGACTGCTGACTATACTGTTGAGTTTGATGATTTGTTAGCGAGATCTGACGAAGAAAAACTTGAGTCAGGTAAATCAATGTCGCAAATCAATAAAGACCAATTTATGAGCGGCGGCGAAGTTCCCTTTAGCGGAGAAGATATCAGAGAAGTATCAGGATTTGAGCCAGATGATATGCCGGATCAAGATATTGACGATCCTGACGAATCAATCGATGACGATATCGAATAATGGCAAAAAAAACCGATCAAGATCCGACTGGACTGGGATCAGAGCGCAAAAAAGGATTAAGGCTTATCAGTGACCGGTTATCGAGTGCTGAGAGACAAATAAAAAAGTCGTTCCGCTCGATACCGCGAAAAAGACGCAGAAAGGCGGTTATTGCGAACGCCGAAGAGACGGTATATTACGACTACGAATATACAGCAGAACAGCAACAAGATATGACGTTATTAATCAGTGCAACACTGTCGCTGTCTTTGCTGCAAACACTGTCTAACACTGCTGACCCAACCTGGTACTTTGTGCCAGCGATAGAAAAGCCTTTCCGAATGGGCGCGATTACCGAAGTCTCGGAATTCAATCAACTGATATCACAAGCAAAAGCAAAAGGATTTATCGAGCCAACGAGTATCAGCACTCCAATAGATCCTTCTAGGATTGTTTTGGGAACTGAATATTTTGATGGCTTGAAAAAGGATATCAGCGAAGCATTTACACAAATCAAGGGATTGTCAGACGAGGCACAGAAGCAAGTCTCTGGCGTTATCAATCGCGGCATTAGAGCTGGCACTCCTCCCACTCAAATAATAGACGATATTACAAAACGGTTTGATGTTGCCCGGTCATCTGCAAAAAGGACCGTCGATACTGCTGTTAACGCTGTTTATAACAACTCTATTATGCGCACAAATAAGGAAATGTCGCGCATAACAGGGCTTAGAGCTGCTGTTA